AAAATTAAAATTATTCTAAAATTAAAATTATTCTAAAATTAAAATTATTCTAAAATTAAAATTATTCTAAAATTAAAATTATTCTAAAATTAAAATTATTCTAAAATTAAAATTATTCTAAATACCCCCAGTTTTCCATAAACTAGAAAATCCGAATTATTCCAGGGAGGGGTAGACACTTTCAATTTTTTCCAACATACTGTTTATGTTTAATTTTCTTTTTTAGTGTGTTATTTAGTTTTTTCTCTAACAAACTATTCATTTTAACAAACTATTCATCTTTCTAACATACTGTTTAGTTTTTCTTCTAACAAATTGTTTAGTTTTCTGTTTCAATTTTAGTGTATTTAGCGTATTATACAAATTTTTCAACATACTGTATAAGCTTTTCTCTTACGACATACTGTTCAATTTTTTTATTATAGGTTAGAGTTTGTTTGATTATAGTTTATGAGATTTAGGCAAGATTAGTTAGAGATAGTTTTAGTGATAAATTGTTTTCATTCTTTTTGTAATTGTAGTTTGTGTGTGGTTATTAGTTTCTGATGAAGAGTTTAATACATCAAATATAGTGTAGTATATTCCAATTATGAAGGCTATTTCAATCAATTCTTCTTTAGTTAGTTTGTCTTTTTTAAATAATTTATAAGTTTTAGGTGAATATTTGCTTAAGTTTATTAAGCAATCTAATATAAATTCTTTGGCATTGTTGAGGTATTCTAATTTTTCTGTGTCAGTTAAGTTTTTCCAAGTTTCCAGTAAATCTAAAGTTTCTTTAGCTATACCGTCTTTTTGCATAAAAGTTGATAAAATGTAATCTACTGTTTCTTCTATATTCATGGCTAATATACTTTTATTTTATTTTACTACTTTAATTTAATTTACGAGTTCAGAAAGATCTAAGTTTAATCTTTTAAAAAATTTAGCATAATCAGGAGTTCCTGAATTACAACAGTAGAAATTGCCCGTTTCCACAAAAAAGTAAATGTTAGTAAGTAAGTCTCTTTCAGGTAAAACATTTTGATAAATGTATTTAAAAGTTTCTTTACTCATTAAGTAGTCTTCTCCTGTAAATTCTACTAATTCTGTAGTTTGCAATTCGTCTTTTATTACATCTTCACTTTTGTCTTCTAATACAAAATAATAATTAAAATCTATAGTATCGTCTTTTCTTTCTTTCTTATTCGTTTTTGCCACATAATAGTCTTCTTCTAACCTTACATTAGTATCTTGAAATTCTCTGGCTAAAGGATTAATAAAGTTTAAACCTTTTATGTCTGGCGTTCCAAATTGCTTACGCTTAAGCCTTCTATAAGCCAAAAGTATAGCATAGTTTACTAAAGTAAAAAATAATGCACACCTCTCACCTTTTTGTTCTTCTAACCTGTAATTGTCTATAGCACTCTCTAATAAATACAAAACTACTTCATTAATAAAGTCCGTATTTTCTATTAAAAAGTCTTCAGCAAAATACTTTTTACACTTTGCAATAATTATGGGTAATATGTGCAACACTATTTTGTTTTTGGCTTGCCTTCTCTCTAACTCACTTTGACCATATTTTGCTTGATGTAATAATTTGGTAAGCTCACTGTCAGATAAAGGTTTAATATTCAATTTTTTGATGTCTTCTGATAATAATATTTGAACTTTTTTACTCACTTTATAAATTCTTATTGTTAAAAACGATATTCATACAGTCTTTTAGACAATATTATAGCACACATTTTAAATATTGCAACCTGTAAAATTTGTGCTAAATTAATTTTTAAGAAAGTAAACAATAAGAATTTTATAAAATGGCTAAAAAAGTCAACATAGAAACAATCAAAAGAGAACAGGCTTTTCAACTTTACAAAAAACTTCGTAATGTAAAAGAAATAGCAGAACTTCCAGGTATGCCATCTTATTCCGTATTATTAAAGTGGAAAGAAGAAGATAAATGGGATGAAAGAATAGAACAAAGTCGCAAAAAATTGGAAGATTGGACTGAAATTATCAGTAAGTTAGAAAACGATAGTTTATTGAAAGACGATGTAATGCAACTAATTTTATTAAATAAATTGTTAGAAAGAACTATTTATGCAATTATTGAAAAAGATTTAGAACCTACTACTTGGAGAGAAGCTATTGACACCTTAAAAATAATTTTTGAACAGAAAAGACTATTACTTGGAAGACCTACTTCTAAATCAGAAATTGACATTGACTTAACCAGTAAAGATGAAGAAGAATTAAGACAGATGCTTAGAAGAATTAATGAATACTTACAGGCTCCTTCTTCACCATTTAGTGCTGAAGAAAAACTTAAACAGGCAATTAAACAAAAAATAGTTCAAGTTGAAAAATACAAATTACCTTTAGAAGAAGATGAAATGCAAGAAAAATCAGAAGAGACTGAAGAAGTCTATATAGATAAGAATTTTCCTATAGAAGAAGATGATCAATAATCATGATACAGGTTTTCGTAAAGAATTTCAAAAAATTCTAATTATTCGTGATAACATTGAAAAAGCTTTAAACATTAAACAGGCAAGAAAATCATTTAAATTTTTCTGTGATTATGTCTTTGGAATAAAACTTGGCAAAATTCATGTAGAGTGGTATAACCTTTCAACTAAAGCTATGTTAGAAAGATTGCCCTGTGTAATTTTTGCTCCAAGAGGACACGGTAAGTGCTTTTTGCCAGATACACTTATTACTTTAGCCAATGGTGAAGTTAAAAAAGCTAAAGATTGTAAAATAGGAGATGAAGTTTTAGCATTAGATACTTCTACTTTACAATTTGTTTCTTCTAAAATTATAGATATTATTGATAATGGCATTAAAGATGTTTATTATATTAAATTAGCTTCAGGAAAAGAAATAATTGTTACAAGTAATCATCCTTTTTTAACTCCTCAAGGTTGGAAAAGTATTGATACTGGATTAAAAGAAAATGATAAAATCGCTATTCCTCTTTATATTCCAAGATTAAAAACTAAAAAAGTTTTTACTGATAATCAATTAAAAATATTAGGTTGTTTAATTGGAGATGGTTGTGTTACTAAATATAAAGATTATATTTATTTTACTAATTCTAATGAAAGTCTTGTTAAAGAACTAAATCAGGCATTACAAGAAGAATTTAATTTACATTTAGAAAAATTTTCTTCAGATAAACCTTATAATTATAGAATTAAAGGAAATGAAAAGAAATATTGTAGAAAAAAATTTCAAGAATTTTTAGAAAAAACTGGTCTTGCTGGAAAATATTCTTATAAAAAAGAAATTCCTAAAGAACTTTTTTATGCTCCAGAAGAAGATATAAAACTTTTTTTACGCTATTTATGGCTTTGTGATGGCACTATATATAAAGTAAAAAGAAAAAATGAAGCTATTATTGAATATTCAACAACTTCAAAAAATTTAGCATTTCAAATTCAAACTTTATTAGAATATATAGGTATTCCTTCTAATATTTATAAACAGAAAACATCTCATAAAGATATATATAAAGTTATAATTTTTGGTGGTAAAGAGTTTAAATTAAAATTTCTTAAAGAAATTTTAGATAAAAAAACTGAAGATATTCAAGAATTTGTAGAAAATGCTTCTTCTTCTACTTTTGCTGTAATTCCAAGAGAATTAGTTTTAAATGCTTTAGATATAACTCCCCATTATTTACGCAAATATTATAATATACGAATTGATAATAAATATGATATTACTTATCAAAAATTAAAAAAATTAGCAGAACTTTTTCCTGAGAATGAAAAACTTAAGATATTATTAAATGCTCAAATTAGATGGGATAGAATTGTAAAAATAAAATATAAAGGAAAAAAGCATACGATTGGTTTAACAATTGAAAAATATCATAATCATATTACTAATGGAATTATAACTCATAATACAACGGTAATGTCAGTATTGAGACCGTTATTTCTGTTAGGACACAATCCTGATTTGAGAATTAAAATAGTTTCTCATTCAGATAAAAAAGCATCAGATATTTTAAGACAAATTAAAGAAGCAATAGAAAATAATGAAATTTATAGAGAAGTCTTTCCCTGGGTAGAACCTTCAGATGTATGGGCTTCAAATAAAATTTTAATAAAAAGAAATTTATGGAGTAAAGATGTGACTATAGAAGCTTTGGGAATATTATCAGGAGCTACTGGTGGAAGATGTTTAACTGAAGATACTTATGTTATAACGAGACACGGTTCTAAAATGATAAAAGATGTAGATGAATTTGATTTAGTATTAACAAAAGAGAAAAATTTTGAAAGAGTTTTAGCAAAGGTAAAAAGGTATTATAAAGGTAGAGTTTATTATTTGAAAAGTAAAAGTTTTGATGGTGATAAATCTGAAGTTATTGGGCTAACGCCTGAACATAAAGTTTTGATTGGATATTTAAGTTATGATGATAAAGATTACTGCACAGCAGGTTGGTTTTCTATAGAAGAAATTTATCAATTTTTGAATAATTTAAATAAAGACTGTAGAGTTTGGTTACTATTTCCAAAAGGTGATAGAAGATTCTATTGTATTGATATAGAAGACATTGAAGTAAGTAATTATGAAGGCTTTGTATATGATTTAACTGTTGAAAATAGTCATTCTTTCTGCTCTTTATGGGCAACTTTACACAATTGTGATTACATAATTTTTGATGACATTGTAGAGTTTAATAATACAATAAAGCATCCTGCACTTGCAAAAATGGTAAAAGAAGCTTTTTACAATAACTGGTTAAATTTACTTGAAGCCAATAATTTTGGCTGGTGTTTAATAGGAACTGTTTGGACGCAAATGGACTTACACTGGGAAATGTATCAGAAACCATTTAAATACAAAAAAATATACAGTATAAATTTAGAAACTCTTGAACCTATTTGGGAAGAATACTGGACTAAAGAGAAGCTACTTGAAAGGTATAATTCAATGCCATTAAGAGCTTTTGCAAGAGCATTTGCCAATTTACCAATTTCAAGAGAAGATGCAGTTTTTGATAAAGAAAAAATTGAACAATGTATTGTTTATTCTGATCCTAAAGTTTATCTGAAAAAGTGTGATTATGTTATAATGGGGGTTGATTTAGCTATTTCTAAAAAGAAAGGTTCAGCAAATACGGCAATATTTATAATGGGAGTTATGAAAAAGAAAAATGATTACAAATATGTAGCTTTACATTGTGAATATGGTAAGTGGAGTTCTCCTGAAACTGTAAATGCAATTGAAAAAAATTATAAAGATTGGAAAGTAGATGTAATAGTAGTAGAAAGCAATCAGTATCAAGAAGCTTTAATTCAGTGGCTTGAAGAATTTAATAAATCTTTACCTGTAGTTTCTCATTATACGACTTCAATGAAACACGATCCTGAAATTGGATTACCCTCAATGGCAATAGAATTTCAAACTCAAAAGTGGATAATACCAATGGGTAAAATGCCTCATTCATCTGATTGCGTTTGTGGAAAGTGCAAGTGGATAGAAGAGTTAACTATGTATCCCTTTGGAGAAACTTCAGACTTAGTAATGGCAAGTTATTTTGCAAGAGAATACTGGAGAAAGAATAAAAGAATAGGTGAAGAGGTCATCGTAGAATCCTGGTAAGTAAAAGTCTTCTTATTTCATCTGTCTTTCTTTCTTAAGAAAAATAAGAATTTACTAAAAGTTTCAACATACTCTTCTTATGGATAAATTGGAATTTAATCAAAAACAAGAAAAGCAAGAAACTTCAACAGTTTCAGTTCCAGCTTTAGATAAATCTAAAGTTGTCGTAGAAGGTTTTGAATATCCTACTTTTTCAAAAGTAGATTTTTTAACTCCTTACAGAAGATATGCAAGAGTTACTGATGAATTATTAAGAAGACTTTATTTAAGAACGGCAAGAATAAGAGAGTGTGTAGATGGTATAGCAAGAGAGATAGCAAGTAGAGAAATCGTTCTTGAAATAGAAAGTGATACTATTTCTGATTTAGACTATAAAGCGTTAAAGAATTTTGCTGATAAGTTTTTAGGAAAAGTTAATAGAAAAGGAGATACTTTACGAAGTCTTATTGAAAAAGCTGTTAGAGATTTGTTAGTTCATTCAAGATTTTGTATAGAAAAAGTAAGAAATGCAAAAGGAGAAGTCGTTGAATTATACGCAAGAGATCCTGCATACATCGTTTTAGAAAAAGACGAACATGGTGTAGTTGAGAAATTTATACAGAATATTGAAGGAAAAAGAGTTGATTTTGATCCTGATGACATAATTTTTGGAGTTTTTAATCCTTGTTCTTTTGATGATTATGGTATTCCAATTATTGAAGGAATTCTTGATGAAGTTGCTTCATTAATTTTAGGTACAAGAACTATAGCTTATTTCATTTTTGATGATGCAATTCCTCCGGGTGTTTTAGTTTTAGGAGAATTAGGAGAAGAAGCTTATAATCGTTTGAAAGAAATGTTTACTAATCCACAAGAAAGAAATAAAATGAAAGTAATCAGAAATATTGATCCAAATTTAGTTAAGTGGGTTAGACTTGATAGAAGTATATCTTCTGAAACAAAGTTAGATTATTTACTTGATAGACTTGACAACATAATTTTCAGAGCTTTTCAAGTTCCTACTGGAAAAGAATCAACCTCAAGAGGTGGTGCTGAATTTATAGATAAGCTATCTCAATCTAAATTAATTTTACCATTAGTAACACTAATAGAAGACAAGTTGACTTATGATTTGTTTAAGTTTGAGTATGGTTTACCTGTTAGACTTAAATTATTAAAGAATATAATTGGTTCACAAGAGTTTTATGATTATGCAAGAGGTCTGGCTTTATTAGTAAATAATGGTGTTATTACTTATAATGAAGCTCGTAAATTAATTAGTTTACCACAATTAAAAATTGGAAATGTAAGAATAGGTAAACTTGGTAATGAGTATGTAATATTTGATGAAAATACGGGTTTACCAAAAAGATTACCAGAATTTATAGGCTTGTAAATTGAAAAAATAAGAATTTACTAAAGTAGTATCTATTTAGGAGTAAATGTTATGCAAAAAGATAAGTTAATATTTGAATTAACTACTAAAAATTTTTATACAGAGAAAGCAAAAGAAGCTGATAATTGGTATGTTGAAGCTTTAATTGCTACTACTGATAAAGATGTAGTAAATGATGTAATTAAACCAGAAGCTTTAGAAAGAGCAAGTGAAACTTTAAGAACAAAGTATCAAACTGTACTCTTTAATCACGATCCTAATAGACCTATAGGAAAAGTAGTTGATGCTAAAGTAATTGATTTAGATGGAGCTGAGCCAAGAAAAGGTTTATGGGTAAAAGTTTTAATATCTAAAACTGAACCTGATATTTGGAAGAAAATTCAAGAAGGAGTTTTGTCTAAATTTTCTTTTGCTGCTTTTGTGGAAAAAGAGCCAGTATATATTAAAGATGAATCAGGTCTTGATGTAGTGTCTCATTACATTATTACTAATATGGATATTTTTGAGTGTTCTTTAGTGTCAATTCCAGCTAATCCAAATGCAGTGGCTTTAGATTATTATGTAGCTAAATATTTAACAAACATTGAGGAGGTGGAAATAATGCAAGATAAAGACAAAGACTTACAAATAAAAGATTTAGAAGAAAAAGCCAAAAAGAAACCTAAAAAAGAAGAAGACGAAGAAGAGAAAGCTAAGAAAAAACCAGAAGAAAAAGATGAAGAAGAATTAGAAGAAGAGGAAGAGAAAGCCAAGAAAAAACCTAAAAAGAAAGAAGAAGATGAAGAAGAAAAAGCCAAAAAGAAACCTAAAAAAGAAGAAGAAAAAGAAAGTGATGAAGAAGATTTAGAAGATGAGGAAGAATTAGAAGATGAAGATGAAGATGATTGGGATGACGAAGAAGACGAAGAAGACGAAGAAGACGAAGAAAAAGCTAAAAAGAAACCTAAGAAAAGTTTAGAAGTAAAAGCTAAAGAAAAGAAAAAACCAAAAATTATAATCAATAATAAAAAAGTAGATCATACTCCTTGGTCAAAAGTTAATAAAATAAAATTAAGAAATATTCTTTATGAATCTGGAAATAAATCTGCAATTAATGAAATGTATGGAGTTGTCAGAAGTTATGAGAGAATGACTGATTGGGGTTATCCTCATCATAATTTAATTAGCAAAGGTGAAAATACTTATGAAATGGTTTTAAGTTATACTGGACTTATGGCAGCTTATAAGGCTATGAGAGGAGCAAGAGGTGGTGGAAAAAATCTTACTGAAGAAGAAAGAAGAAAATTAAAATCTCATCTTAGAAGACATTTTAATCAGTTAATTAGTATGGGAGAATATGATGAACTCCCAGAAGGATTAAAGACACTTATTTCTTTAATAAAACATTCTTTAGAATTAGAAGAATTATCAGAAGATAAGAATTTACTAAAAGCTTTGAATGCTCAAATAGATGCTATGATGAGTGAATTTGAAGATATTATTGAAGATGTAGAAGAAGAAATGGTAGAAAAGA